CTTTGGCCGCAGAAACCTTAGAGGATTTTCCGGAGGTCTTGGCCGCGTACTCTACAATGAATTCTTTTGCTCTCATCCATTATTTAGCCCAGCGTAAACAGTATTCTACTTCTGTGGATTTATTGAAAAATTCTGCTATTAATCTACTGTGATTAGGACCCTTGTCTAGCACTAACTGACAATCCACTAACGGCTGTGACTTTAACCATTCTACTGCACCCGGTGGAGTTATTTTTGTAACTAGATTCCAATCAATGTCTATGCCCGGGCCTAAGAAACTAGGCCAATTGCAGATCTCGTAACTATTATTCTTCATTGTGATCAATGTTGTTCAATAGATCTCGCAGTTTAGAACTCTCTACGTTTGCTCGGACCTTGGGCATGTTACTGCCTTGAGTTGGGTTAGGATCTTCATCCATGTCTTGCGCCGCGGTCATTGTTGCTTTACGTTTAATGCCGTCAATGATGCCGCTGCTAGGGCGATGCATGTTTCCGCCTTCTTGTTCGTCTTCTGGGCAATCGCTGATCTTTAAAGTTTCAATGTCAAAGTTTAGATCAATTTTCATGCCAACACCGCTACTACTACGTGTCTTCATTAGCTGTAATTGATACTTGCCACGTTCACGCATAGCACGACTTGTAAAGATACCAAACACGTTATCTGCTGTTTGAATCTTTGACAGGCCACCCGAAATATGACTGTGATCAAATTCGACTTCCTCAACAGCACCGCGATTCAACTGTGCCGCAGTGACAAACACACATTGTTTTTCCATGGCCAAGTTACGCAGTTCTTCTGAAACATATTTGTCTTTGACAAACAAGTTTTCTGCTGAGATCTTTTTACCAATGGGCATCAATAAGTCTAGATAATCTACTAACAACACATCCACTTTCTTACCGCACTTAATTTCATATTCTTTAAGATATGCACGAATGTCGTTGGTAGTTTTACCGCTGGGCATATACTTGATCTGTAACATGCCGGACTTCCTTCCAATCATCTTGACCTTCATTTCAACGTTGTCAAGATCTTTAAAAATTTCTCTAGTTGATACGCCAGTGACCATACTATCAATACGCATACTTACCAGTGCTTCACTCAATTCTAATGTAAGATATACAACATTTAATCCTTGCAAGGCAAAGTTCACACCCAAGTTAGCCAAGAACAACGACTTACCTGCACCCGATCCACCTGCAAAGATGTTGAGTTCGCCTCGATTAAATCCACCAAATAACTTCTTGTCCATGCCTGGCCAACCTGTAGATACTTGACCGTTTTTGTCTTTGAGTCCCATTAATCTGCCGCGAGGATCAGCAAAATAGTCTGTACCCATGTCTCGAGCAAGACCAATCTGAACTGCTTCTTTAATTAATGTTTCTACTTCGCCGTAGTTGTTCTTTTCAAGTAAGTCTGCGGAGGCAATGATGGCTCGCTCAATGGCCTTGTGTCGAGTAAACGACTCAAACTCATCCATGAGCCATTCCATGTGACCATCTTTAATGTCTACTGGTTTCTTTAAGTCAGATCTACACGATGCATTGACCATGTCGAGGTCTGGTAGTACTGCATATTGTTTTGCATACTCATTGATAAACTCAGCAGCATCTTGTAGTTTACGATCAAACAATGAATGATCGAAGATACCTTGACAGCGAACAAAAACTTCTGCATCTGCCAACATTAATTCTAAATATAACTTCTGTACTTCGTACCCGTAATCTTTTATCATAATATATTATACACGAATCTCTATGTGTTTTACAACCCCAAGACTGGGCTGTATCCTTTGCTTGGTGTGATATAGTACAGCACCAATTGCACTACTAGGGTCCCCAGGATTAGGTAATGACCAACGATACTTAAATCTAGGTTCAACTTCATTTTTGTTGGCTGCACTATTCATGGCACATCCGCCCATGTATACTAAACAATCTGCACCCGTTAATGATTTGGCTTTAAGCATGACCTTGGCTATTTCTATTTCAAATCGTTCTTGTACCGCGGCTGCAAGATTGTATTGATCTTGAACTGACCAGCCACCTATATCCCAATTGCCTACTCCCCTATGAAAGTTATAAGCAAGATTAACAGTGCCCGATCCAAAGTATGTATCTACGTCTTTTCTGAATCTAGTAGGGTCACCAAGTTCTGCCATCTTCTGTAACTGATATTCGTCTCGAATAGGAGTAAGTCCTAACATCTTTGTAAATGCACTATAGAATAATCCAAGGCTATGTGGATATCTTGCAGTCCATAGCTTTTTCATTTCTCCGTGTTTTCCTTCCCAAATAGACGCACATTCAAATTCTCCTATGGCGTCGAGTACCACAATAGCGCAATGATTAAAAGGACTGGTATAGTAGCCTGCGGCTGCATGGCTAGCATGATGCGGTGTATAAGTGACTGGTGCATATCCTAATCCCCATTCTTTAAGTTTACGTTTTGGTAGCACTGACGTGTCTATGGCTGTACTATACTGGCCAGCATACACCTGTCGTGCTTTCTTAATCCACGGGTTTTCATACCAATAAATTCTATCAGGCGTGCCTTGATACTCTAGAAAATTTTTATACATTTCAGGAGATAATGAATCTTTGTAAGATACAATGTTATTAATGTATTCGCCATCTTTAAACACAGCTAAACTACTGCCGTGATTAAGAGCATTTATTCCCCAGGCTATCATTTGTAGATAAACGGATCGCGTTTTCTAAGTTCTTTTAATCGTTTCCGTAGTCGTATATAGGCTATTATTTTTTTAATGATGTTCATTTGCTTTGATCCTTTTTATTAAATTATTTTTCATGAGATTAATTTTAATATTACCGTTGACAGCAGTTTTAATGATGTCAACTATTGTGAACAGCTTACCATATCTCTTTACAGCATCTGCAGAATCTTTGATGTCGTCATCCCAGTTAGGAAATGCCACATGCCAACCTAATGCACGGGCTTGATCTATTCCTACAAGACCAGCTTTGTCTTGGTCCGGAACGAGAATAACTGTCTTGCCTAGACTATTAATTATCTGAGCCTGCTGTTCGGATATCTCGTTTGTGAGAAGTGCAACACCGCCCACTGCTAGTGCATCAAACGGACCTTCGGTGACGATTACATATTGCCTAGTATCAATCTGTGCATCTACGTTAAAAACAAAATACGGATGTTGATCAGATAGATATTTTAATTTACCTGGCACAACCTTTCTAGCGGTATTGCCTACTACAACACCCCTGTATAAGAAAGGAATAATAACACGATCAGAGTAACTAGGATCTGGACTCCAATAAAAGTTTTTGCTAAGTGGATTATAACCACGATCAATCAAATACTGCATAACTGTGGTTAATTGATTTTCGGTATCCGGATCAAGGCTTTCTTGCATCCATTCCATTAATGGTAATGCTCCTACCGGCAATTCTTTTTTTGTAAATTCTGCTGGTGCAGTATAATTAGTTCTAACATATTCAGACCCTTCAGTCCTTAATGCTTCAAAAATTAATCGATTAATTATATCGTCGTTGGCACCAAGCCAAGAACATAGATTTCGCAATTTAAACGAGATTGGCCTACCTGGTTGCCAACCTGTAGAAAAACCACAATTGAAACAATGGAATACAAACCCATCTTGGAAAGTGACACCGCCTCGCATTCGATCATCTGAACTATGTCCGCGATGATGACAGCAAGGTGCATTAAAACTTATCCACCCAGAAGGTGTTTGTTTTCTTTTATGCGGTAGTAAATTTTGTAAAGTATCGAGAACCAGAGTCATGCATACATTATATTATCTGTACGTGACTTTGTCAATTTTTCCTACGTTTATTGTGTCCGGTGTGTGAACAATCCTAAACCAATTGTATTTTCCTGTAACTGTTATTGTTGGAGTTACTAAGGGAAAAGTCAATGTTGCTGCATTGGTCCATGTGTGTGGAGTTGCGCCTTCTTCATTAGAGAATTGTATAGTCACAGTTCCGGTATAATTGGTTGCAGTGACATCAAATGTATGAACAGTGGTTGTTGAGCTAGTTTCTGGATTGGCATATACTAATTCGCTGTAGCTAGAGTTAACATCTTTCCATGTAGTTGGGATTGTCGAGAATGTATCAATAACTATTGGTAATTTAGTTTCGCCAAATATGTTAGCAAGAACTTCAAGTGTACCAATTACACCAAATTGACTATCGCAATATAGAGGTGTCTTTACTCCATTAGCATCACGTAAATGGATAGTATAATTATATAATCCCATATCAATGGTGACTAGGTCAGCTTCGGTTATAACAACAAACCCCTTATTACGTTTAACTGTGCTATCGGGCTGCGCCTCAGAAACAATAGTACAAGTGCGTTGGAGTATAATTTTTTGAGTGTCTCTCTCAAGCAGGGTAAATACCAAACTGTTTCCTGTGATGTCTTTGGCTTTTTCGTCAGCATTACGTACTTGTAGATCCAGACGATTATCTACACCACGGTAAACCTTAAAGTTTCGTTGATACACTTTGCGATACCTCCCAGAGGTCCATTCGCCTAGATTCGTAAAGACGTCTACTTTATTTGGATATAAATAAACTGAATTTAATTGCATACTGGCGGACCCTTTAGCTATATTTATCTATGAGAATAACAGAAAACTTACAACAAAACTTTCCATTTATAAGCGTCATTAATTACGTTGACCAAGAATACGTGGGTATCATTATCAATCAAGACGCTAGCATTACTAGTATGTACGACTATTCTTCTCTTAAATCAGAGGAAGAAAAGACAAGATTTTTGGAACTAGGTGAAGCGTGGTGGTGGGAATCAAATAGGCAAATTCCAATAAGCATTTTTCTATCTAAAGAGATAGTGCCCTTTAGATACTGCATTAGAAATTTTAGCACAAAGGACGTCAAGCTCATGCTTGGGCCGTGTGTTAGTTTAAGTCAAATCATTACAAAACGAATTAAACGTAGAAGCATTGTGTTAGTTAGAAAAGCAACTTAACTGTATCCATAACTGATACCTTCGCAGATTACATTCATTTGTACTACAATTGCTGTTGCGTATGCAATAGCGTGAGCTTTCTTAAAATAGTACTCGTCAGTCGTTGGTTTCGTCCACACATCCTGCATTACTTCTGACCACGTTTTCCCTAATAAATGTTTCTTGGCGGGACGGATGATTGCTAGACACGCCGCGAGCTCTTCTATATTTTTTGGTTTCATCTTCCTCAATACGTGCCCGTGTCCATTCACGTGAAAGAGCAGATTCGAGAAGTCGTCCTGTTCCAGTAGATCCCATAGTGGTTCTGTCTCCATAAGTTGGTTAAGGTGTATTTCATCTCGTACACCTTTATAGATACTAACATTTAAGAAATCTATCTTAAAGTATCCTTGTTCTTCTGCTTTATCATAGGTTACAGCACACAAATTTGTTCTTGCATCAATAGGAATTGGATGTAGGTACACACCAGTATTATGAGGAACTAATTTACCTTCATCGATACGACTAGCTCTGTGATGTTTGAACAGAGCTAGGGCCTTTGATCTATCAGCAAAATCAATATCAATATCTGGCATTACTGTAACCTTGTACTCTCAAATAATAAAAGAGGTAGAGTCTCTGCAAGAAACTCTGCATATTCTTCAGCATCTTCCTCATCAAGGAATCCGCTAAATTTTACATATACAACCGGGTCGTCATTTCCAACTGCTACTTCAATGTCTAGGTCATCTCTAGATAAAGCTTCCTCAACTGATTCCGGTTCGACAACTTCAACTTCTGGTTCTTGTTTTTTCTTTGCCATTATTGTACCTTAGCTTCTAGTATTACATCTTTAATTAGCTCTACATCAGCAGGGTAGTTTTTAAACTTCCTTTTCCAGAATTGGGGATCAATTACTGGGCCAACTATTTCTAACTGCTCGTCATTAAGACGTTGAAGTGCCTCTTTGCCTGAGGGGATATTTAAAATCCACCAAGGGCTAATTAATCCTTCTTTGATATCGTGTGTTAGTCTGTTCGAATTAACATAGAGAAAATAATGTTCCCATGTTGACTTCTTTTCGTCCGCCCACTCAATCATTGTTTTGATTGATCTCTGTATTGCACCGTCTGCAGGTTCTTGTTTGATTAGCTCGCTAACATATTGATCGTATAATGCATCACTACACCATTGGTCTAATTTTACTCCACTTCTAATTACATACTCGATATACCGATCTGGATATATTGGATTTGTATTTGCAAAGAAGCTACCAAATTTTACAAAGGCTGTGTAATATGGACTTGTAATAAAATCGTCAAACGTTTTTGCTTTAGCAGACTTTTGTTGTATTGTAAAAAACTTCTGGAATACCATGTATCCCGCTTGAACATGTTTTTCATTTCGACCAAGATGTCTGCGTTTTTTCTCGCAGACGTGAATCATCAGAGTTTTTTCTTTGGCAAATGGTTTTTTACAAAACTCGCAAACGTGCATTAGAGAATTTCTTTAATTTGTTTCTTATCAAGCCCGAGGCCTTCTGCCATTGACTTCACTTCGTTATCTGTAAGGATATTAGTCAACAGTTCAATGTCTTCAATTTTAGCATTAGGATACTGATTTAATAAAAATTTATTTTTTTTGCTAGAACCTTCTGCTTTACGAACAAGTTTAATGTACTCACGTCTAACAGTTTTTCCATGAGGATTTGCACACAGAGTTAATAGCATCCATTGTAATTTTGGATGATTAGTAAACCTGTACATGTGTTTATTAAAGTATTCATTAACTGTTAAAATATAATGTGCATGAATATCTGGGTCACTGCTAATCGGACTACTGATCCAACGATTTAGCACAAAGAATAGTTTCTTTAATTCTTTTTGCTGATCAGGGTCAACGGCATCCCATAGTTCCTTCATGCCCATGTCTACCGCAGGAATTACATCTTTAAAGAGATCAAGTTTAGTTGTCATTTTTGTTTGCTTAGGTGATGTATTATTATACACTGCTCAAGAGCATGTTGTAAAGCAGGATTTGTTTTGGCTGCACGGCGAATTTCGCCCCACAGTTTATCTTCTCGTATGTGTTCAATTAATGGGCGACCGTCATTCGTGCGAGGATCAGGTTTACCCTCCATCTCGTACTTGTAGCCAATCAATGTACGTTCTGTTTCTCCAAACTCTCGAGCGTAGACTTCTTCGCCGTTACGTTCGTATATGTAGTTTGCACCTGGTTTAAGATTGCCCATCTTTAATATATCCCACAGTATCTCTTTCGATATCATCATGATCAAATTCTGCCCAATACAACTCAAAGGCAACGCAGTCCGTGACTGCTTCAAATTGATGATATTCACCAGGAGCAACTTTAGTATACTCGCCGGCTCTTAATAAAGTCTCGTCAACTAAGTCATAATTATTCTTCCAAACACGAATAATCATTTCTCCTTGTTCAACAAAGAATCCATTCCATTTGTATTTGTGTTTGTGCTTACTGCACACGCCGCCGGCTTTAGATTCGATCCTATGAAATTCTAAAACTCCGTTGGCTTCTAATAACGTAGTAACTCCCCAAATTTTTCCTGCCTTCATTGTTGGTCCTTTTTAACTCTAAATTCTTTTCCTTCATGCTCTACAAAAAAATGTATGCAGCTAACTTCGTCAAATAATATCCAAGTATCCATGAAACCCCATTTCCATTCTAATTTAGCACCATTAGCCCATGCTGTAATTTCATTTTTCCATCTGTGGGGGGTCATCTACTTCCTTATAAAATCTTATCTAATTGTACAATTTCGTTTTGACGGCTAACTTCTTTGACAAAATATGCACACGGCGGATTTGGGCCATCACAAATCGGAACTGTTAATAATTGCCCGTTCTTCATTTTAGGAAAGTACCAACGAACATCTTGAAAAATATTTACAATTTCAATTGGCAAATACTCGATTCTAAATCCTTTAACTGGGTTAAAGATAAATGCATCAAATCCTCGTTCATTAATACTAGTTAACGGAAGAACTTCTGGATCTTGTCCGCAATCTTTATCACCAACTACCATGCACCAATCCAATGGCATTTGTACTTCGTGCTCTCCAATTCGTAGTAAAATTGCAGGACTGTTGAACGACTCTAAAAATATTAGAGGCATAAAGAAAAAGTCTGGTTCGCTAGGTGTACTATTATCTAGTACGCTAAATCTTGCATCGTCTTCTACTTCGTCTGGCAGATCGTTTAGATCAAATGCCGTGTTGTTCAATGTTAAAATTCTCATTATTATATATTCACCTTGGTAACTTTGAAAGGATACTTTGCATCCTTGTAATATTTTTTTCGTTCTGTTAAATGACGTTTAGCGTACTTACAGGTACTGGTTATGTCCCAGATCTGGACGAAGTCTTTGTCCGCTGCTTTTCTAACGCCTCGCCCAATGCTTTGTATAACGCGGACAAAGCTCTTTCCGGGCTCAATAAGAACCAGATTAAAAATCCTTGGAATATTAATGCCAACAGCGGCCACACCGTAAGTCGCCACAATAACCTTGTTATTACTCGTTTTAATTTCATCATACTCATCTTTTCTGTCCTCTAATTTCATACCACCACTAACAAAGACAGCATCTGGTATTAATTCAACAAGTTTAGTTCCGGTATCGATTCTATTAATCAATACTAATGTATTTCCTGTTAATGCAAATTCTTTAATCTTTTCTGCCATCCACGATAATCGTTTTTCGTCTGTGACTAAGAACGAATATTCTTCTTGGAAACTTCTAAATACCTGAATGTCGGTTGTCTGCAATATATCAATTTGCAAGTTAGCTAGTACACCCCTTTCTTGCAAATCGTGTGCAGATACCTGATTAATAACTGGTCCAATGGCTGCTAAAATTCCCTGAAACTCAAAGTCTTCTTTAGGTACAGTACCAGTCAATCCCCAACGAATTGCACAGTTTCTAAAATTAACTGTGAGTAATTTTGTAAGTACTTCTGCTTTTGCTTGATGGACTTCGTCAACAATAATTGCCGCAACACCTTCTGTAAATTCTGCTAAAGATAATGTATCTTCATCATAGCTATTTTTATCTAAGACGTTAAGACTTTGCCAAGTACAGATAGTATGAGTTTTGTTTAGTTCCTTGCGATCACCAAAGTATACTCCTACATCAAGTCCGAGGTTCTTATAATCTTCTTCAGTTTGAACAACTAATGATTTGTTAGGAACAATCACCATTGTGCGACCATATGGCTCACACAAATAGCTTAGTGTTGCTGTTGTAATTGTTTTGCCAGCGCCTGTTGCAACTTCCTGCAAAGCCTGTGGATTTTCTAAAAACTTGTTAACTACATCATACTGATAGTCACGTAAGATGATAGGAGTGCCTGCCTCTGGATGGCCCTTTGGCCATGTCTTGCCTTTATCGGCCCAAAACATTTCCGTCACTGGAGTGAAGTGAAAATCGTGACTTTCACGTAAATCTTCAACATCAATTTCATAGCCGTCGTTTTCTACAATAGGCAATATAACATCTAGGTGTGCAAGATATCCGTTGCCGCCAATACCAAAAAAACTTTTTGTGCCGTCCCATCTTCCTAACTTGTACGCAGGCATGTGACGAGCATAGGGCAGATCGTATTTTAGTTTATTGGCAATTTTCCTGCGAGTCTCCACTGCCAAGCCGTCGACTTTGATGTTTACTTCATCTTTAATTATTAGTTTACAGATTGACAATCTTTTTTTCCTTAGTTGATAAACCTCTTAGCGCCGGCTTGGTAGTGCCTATATAAAGTACACAAGGGTGCGAACTCATCCAATCGTTAGTGCCAACGTTAGTATTGGTGAACAAGCTATTTGTTATAATAATTTTAACTTCTTGCTTGTTAGTAAACAACCACTTTGCAGGCTTATGGGAAAATATAAAAACTTTCCCATTATTAATAGGCCCATTTAACTCATTGTCTTTAATCCATTGATTGAAGTGTACGTCTTTATCTTCCTCTGCCGTCAATCTAAAACACACTCTAATGTCGTTTTTTGGAAAATTTGCTGTTTCGGCGGCAGCAACAAACTTCTTAATAAAATCAAATTTGTCAGATGTTCTATCAACAATCACGGCAATGTTTTGTGGATCTGGTAGCATCTTAATAAGTTTAAATGCGTTATCTACATCTGCTGTGTAAAAATAGTTATCCGCAGTTGTGGTGATTTTTTCCATCAACGACAACTCTTTTTTCTCCGTTTTTAAAAAGAAGCTCATACTTTTTGCAAGGAACATATCTTGTTCTAACACAGATGTTTTATATTGATTAAAATATTCTTGCGCATCAAGGCATGCATTGACCAATTTAATTTCGTTATTGACATTTATTGCATACGGCACAAAATTGTCCTCTTGATTCCATATTTCTTCAATATTATTGCATACGTGTGTGAAGATATCGTCGACTATGAAATTATGTTTGTTACAAAATTCCTGTAGTGCAATGATGTTAATATCGCTTAATTTAATTTTGCGTACCAGCGCATCAGCATCCCATTGAGACTTTACTCCAGGGAATGATTTTTCAAATGGGTCCTTAAGAGCGTATGGAAATTTCATTAAAATTGTGATATTTTCCATATCATCATCGATGCTGACTTTTCTACTGTTGTCAAGAACACGGAATGGAGTTTTCCATTGAGGAGCAACCAATTCATCGCTGTAATCAATTCCCCACATCTTTGCACCAGTGCTATATTTTTGCAAAATTCTCAAGACAAACGAAGACTGTGCTCGAGTAAACGATCGATTTTCAATAATTGTATTTTGAAAACTGGTAATTGCCGGAATGTCCTGCGGCTGAACTGCAATGTTCCGCATGTCCACGGCATGAGCAAAGTTTAAAAATATGTCTTCGATGTAAGTGATATTTGCCATCTTAACATATTAACATCTCACCATGTAGAAAGCAATCTTTTTTGAGGAATTCCTTGGGTAAATTCCTCAACTGTCCACTCGGTATGTAGGATCTCTTCAAACCATAACGCTCGGTCTTTGAGATGGGCAGTTTCGATTTCTGGTAACAAGCACGACACTGGATATGCCAATCCGCTAGGATCACACACAACTGGCACTCCCTGTATTGCTGCTTGAACAGTGGTGCCGCTGTTGTAATTTACCACACAATGGTGAGATAAATCCATATTAAATTCAGAATAAGTGTTTGGCAACAATATAGGAACACTAAATGTCACATTAGGTATGTCAATGGCTGGTACACTACACCGAGGGTGCGGTCTAACAACAATTGGGCGATCGGTAAACTTTTTAATTTCTGCGATTTTGTTGGTAATCCAGTCTTTTACAGGAGGTAATCCCTGCCATTGTAGACTTTTATCATGTTGGCCTAATAATAAGATACTAGATTTACGATTTACTCTAATGGGCATTAGAGAGATACCTAACTTATTAGAACGACCAATTTCTAGTGATTTGTCTTTATTAAAAGCGCCATTAGCATTGATGTTTCCCCATGACAATTTCCATGAAATTCCACGTTTTAGGGCACCAACTTCAACGACCATAACTGGCTTGTTATTATTTGAAAATTTTAAATAAACATCTCGATTAGCAGTCATTCGTCCAAACCATAATACACTCCATATCACGGGAATGTCTTCTCCATCCGTGACGATTTCGCAGCCTAATTTTTTAAATCCCTCTTCCAAGGCATCAAAAATTACGTTGCTACCCAATGCACCGTTCTCTCTATATAATTTTACTTTCATTTTGTCAAATAAATAACAGAGTATTTAATTCACGGGCCCAATGAGTAAATTTTTAAATAGAATTTCGGATATTATTGTAAAAAAAGACATTGCTGTAATATTAGGCAATGATTTTCCGTACATCGGGGAAGTTCTCGAATCATTTAACAGTGTATTTGTCTACGACGATAAACGACCCGAGATTAAAGCTCGTAATTTAATTCCTAGATTAGATTTCACGGATGTCAAGACATTACCGTCTATCGATCTTTTAATTGTTGAAGAAAAATATCTAATAGAGATAGGAAATTTTACTTCAACTGCAAGTAGATATCGAGCAGGCATTATTTTAATGTACAGTGAGCCACCTAGTAAAAAAATACTAAGGCACTTATGGCAACACAACTACGAACTAGCAGATACAAATAAAGCAATGAACTTATGGAAGAAAACAAAAGTATGAAATACGCAGTAGTTACTACATTTCACGAAGCAGGATATAATCAATACGGTAAGCGCATGATAGAATCATTTACAGCAAACTGGCCTGCAGAAGTACAGTTATATGTCTATCCGGAAAATGTTAATCCTCAGATTCCGCAAGGATCAACACTTGAATTAATTGACTTAATGACCGGTGTTCCAGACTTGGTTGCATTTAAAAACCAGTGGAAAAATGTTCCGCATGCCAATGGTGATATCTCCACATTTCCAAAGTTAGCATCAAGAAAAGATAGTCATAAACCGTTTAAATGGGATGCTATTAGATTTGCACATAAGGTATATTCTATATTTCATTGTGCTAAAAACACCGATGCAGATATATTAATTTGGATGGATGCCGACATGGTGTGTCATAGTCCGTTAACATTAAAAAGACTAGAACAATTAATTCCTGGAGACGCAGATATCTGTTATCTTGGCCGAGATAATAAATTTAGCGAATGCGGATTGTATTCAATGAACTTACGTAGCCCCATGGTGCAATCTTTTTTAACAGAATTTCAGCGAATGTACGATCAAGCAGAACACGGAATTTTTACATTAGACGAGTGGCATGACAGTTATGTTTTTGACGCAGTTCGTAAAAAATTCCCGTATCTTGTTCAACATAACTGGAGTCAAGGAATTATTACAGGTGAAGGTCATCCTTTAATTAACTGCGAGTGGGGTGCATATTTGGATCACTTAAAAGGTGAAAGAAAAGTAACTGGACGTAGTCATCAAAAGGATCTACGTATGCAACGAAAAGAGGAATATTGGAAATGAAAAGTTTTATTATAAATCTTTCTAAGATTGCATCTAGTGCAGACACTGCATTAAATTTAAAAAAACAATTAGAAGAATTTGGAATGCCGGTTGAACTGTTTGAGGGAACATACGGCAATGACGCAGTTGAGATGATGGACAAAGAAAATAGAACATGGCATCCTTTTGGTATTAAAGGTCCTGATGTTACTCCCGATCCTACATCACAACCAAGCCAAAAAGGTAATACCCCGGGAGTCAAGGGTTGTTTTTATAGCCACTTTAGACTTTGGCAAAAATGCGTTGAACTCAACGAACCTATTATTATATGGGAAGACGACATTGTATTAACAAGACCATATATGCCTATTGATTGGACTGATGTATTGGTTCTAGCACTAGGACATCCATCTAAAACAGAAAAATATAGACATTACTTAGAAAGTCCAGAAGGCGATCCTAGGCCAGAACCTTATTTCCAAAGTTCGATGCCCGGCTGTTGTGGGTATGCTCTAAAGCCTCATGCTGCTAAGAAATTAATCGATACATACAACAATACTTTTCTTCCAGCAGATAATGCAATCAATCAACATCACGTTATTATTGAAATACACAGCCATGTTATGGGCATTGCATTAATTAAAAAAGACGGAAAGAAAAGTCTTACAAGAACATCGTATTGGGATAAACTTTAATGAACGATTACACATGTTATGTGATATCAAACAAACCTCATTTATTTCCTGCAATCGAAAAGAGCATGGACCCAATACAGGTACAATACTTTGACGGCACAGGTTATACATCATTTTCTAAATTAGTTAATGCTTGTGTAGAAGCAGCGCCTACCGAAACTGTTATTATTATGTCAGATAAAGTATTACCAACCGAATCTGATGTAACGAAAACTCTAGTACTAATTGAACAGGGATATGGACTAGTAGGTCTTTATAGATTTGGATTTTTTGGTTTTAAAAAACAACTAATGCGACAAATTGGAATGATGGATGAGAGATTTGTAGGAGGTGGCTACGAAGACGACGATATGTATATTCGATTAAAAGAAGCGAATATTTCGATGTACGTCACAGAAGAAGTAGCATATACAAAGAGTGCATCTTCTTGGAGTTATGATCTGTCGAGATTGCATTTTATGAACAAATGGGTTGACACTGAAAGTTCATTGTATGACCCTTCGGCAAAACCATCATCAGCAGTGATTAAAAGAAAAATTAATGAAGAGAATTTAAATTATGATTTAGGTAGGAATGTATCTACTACATTCTTAACATGGGACCATACTGTTGCCCAGCCTAGTAAATCTAGAAAATATGTACAAGGACCCAAACGATGAGTAGTGTAATAATCAACAACATATCTAATATTGAAAGCTATTCGTACCTTGAGCTTGGTATATTTGATAATGTAAATTTTAATAATATAAAATGCAAAAATAAGTTTTCTGTAGACATGAACGGTAATGCAATGTTTACTGGAACCACAGACGAATATTTTGATCAGTTAAGTGCAACAGAAAGATTTGATATTATTTTTATTGACGCAAATCACGACTACGAATATGTTATTAGAGATTTTAATAATGCAATTAAACATGCCAATAAATGGGTATTATTGCACGATATGATTCCTAGATCAAAAAAGTTTATTCAACCACAATTTTGTTCTGATTCGTTTAAAGTCTTGCAGTATCTAATAAAAGAAACTGATTTTGAAATCTACGCGATGAATAATAATTTTGGACTTACGTTTGTAAGGATGCCTGCGACTAGTATAGATCCGCAGAGTGAATACTCTGCAATTTCCTACAACGAATTTGTTGAGTTTATTAACGGTGTTAAATTGTATTCAGATGAAGAAATGATAGAAATTTTAAGGAAAGAAAATGTTTAATGGTACAAGAATTTTTGTAAGTGGTGCAACGGGATCGTGGGGTCAAACGCTGATCACTATGTTACTTGACAAATATAATGTTAAAGAAATTATATGTTTTTCAAGAGGTGAATTACAACAAGTATTAATGAAACGGAAATTTAATAATACAAAATTAAAATTTGTAATTGGTGATATCAGAGACTACGATGCAGTCAAACAAGCAACTAGAGATGTTGATTATATTTTCCATCTTGCTGCCCTTAAGCATGTACCGGTATGCGAAGAAAATGTTCAGGAAACAATCAAAACTAATATCAACGGCACTACTAATATAGTTAATGCTGCCATTGAAAATCGTGTAAAGAAAGTCATTGATGTTTCGTCAGATAAAGCAGTTGAGCCAATTAACTTATATGGTATGACAAAGGCAGTGGGTGAAAAGATCATCGTACAGGCAAACGACCTAACTGACTATACTAAATTTGTTTGTATCCGCGGTGGCAATGTCATGGGTTCTAGCGGATCAGTTATTCCGTTTTTCATTGAGCAAATTAAAGCAGGTGGACCAATTACAATCACTGATGTAAAAATGACACGATTCTTTTTGACATTAGAAGAAGCCATAGAATTACTATTCAAAGCAAGCATTGACAGTATAGGTGGAGAAACCTTTGTAATGAACATGCCTGCATGTTATATTAAAGATCTTGCAGAAGTGTTAATGGACGAATACGGTGTTGTTGAAGTCAAAGAAACAGGCATGCGTCCAGGTGAAAAGTTAGATGAAATGTTAATTTCACATCACGAATCGCAGTTGTCATTTTGTTACGACAACAATTATTTCTTAACATTACCAGCCGGATATAATCAAGCACTAGCTACTCGTTATCAACATCATTGCGTTCCATTTCCATACAACGAGTTTTCGTCTGTAACTAAAATAATGAACAAGCAAGAAATTAAAGAAATGCTTAAGAAGGGTAAGTTTATATGAAAGTTTTAGTAATTGGTGCCAATGGAATGGCAGGGCATGTTATTACACGATACCTTAAACAACAAGGTCATATTGTAACTACCTTAGCAAGATCCAATGCAGATGTTGTTATGAATATAGAGAATTTTGCAGAAGTACAGCGCCTTAGTGAAGTCGCTACTGCATTTGATTTTGTAATCAATTGTGTGGGATTGCTAGTCAAAGATAGCAATGATCGACCAGATCGAGCTGCATTGATTAATGGCTGGTTCCCGCACTTCTTAGAGCATACATTTTCAAATAGTAAAACAAGAATAGTACATCTTTCAACAGATTGTGTATTTGATGGTAAGAAAGGTAACTACATCGAATCAGATACTCATACAGAAATTAATTCCTACGGTAAATCAAAATCGCTAGGTGAGTTAAACAATACCAAAGATATTACCTTTAGAATGAGTATTATTGGGCCAGAGATCAAGTCAAGTGGAACTGGTTTGTTTCATTGGTTATCAACAAATCCCCAACAAGAATTACAAGGTTGGGACAATGCATGGTGGAATGGAATTACTACTTTAGAACTTGCAAAGTGCATTGAAAAATATATGAGTGCTCCTACAATTATAGGAGTATATCATGTTGTTAACAATACAAATAAAATTAGCAAGTATGATTTATTGTCGAAAATTAACGACATATATCAATTAGGTAAGACTATTGTAAGAACACAAGGACCAAAACCAGTTAATAAAATTCTAGTAGATACTAGAAAAGATTTTGATTTTGAAATTCTCGATTACGATAGTATGATTAAGGAAATGAAGAACTTTAAATAAACTTCTTCATGTGTTGCCAGCACTCACCGGATCTCAGTTCGTCAAAGTTCCAGTGAAACATAGCAAGACGTTCAACCCACGGTTGCCTATCTAGCAATTGTGGGTTTTCTATTTGTGAAAAGTCAGTATTAGCAATTTCGGCACATTGACTGTTTAATGGATCAGACACAAATATTGGGTATCCTTCAATTGCTGCACCGACTACTGGACTAGAATTATAGTTAACTGCGGCCCAGCAATTATGTAAGTCGTCTACTAAATTAGGATTAGTACTTAATCGTACACGCTTAGAAAATTTAATTTTGCAATGATGACTGTTAGGATTAAGATAAGTCCTTGCTGCTTTATCCCCTGGGTGAGGTCTAATAACAATGGGCCTATCTGTAAACTGTCTAATAGCGTCTATAGTTGAAATTGCCCAGTCCTGAACATCATACCCTCCCATACTCCAACCGCCATTACGCTGAAGTAATAACAGTATATGGTCGCCGGTAGTTCTGTAATCTTTTAGCTGTATGCCTAGATTGCTTGAAAGTTTATTCCAACGATTAGGGTCAATCTCTGTATCGCAATAAATGCCGTGAGTTGGAAAAACATCGTTAAAGCTGTAGCGTAGATAATGTTGAGGATTATTTGGTGTAGCATAAAGGAATAAATTACTGTCAACACCTACTGAGTGCTTGTTAGTAATTCTTTGAATAACATTAGTTCGTAACTGTGTATGAAGAGATGACGGAGGAACACCCGGAACGCACCATCCCTGTATAACACCTACATCGGCCTGCACGACATTATGATCATACACATCAACGGCATGATCACCAGAAACCTTGACACCCTGTGAATAATTAACTAGGATATCAATTTTTTCTTGGTTCTTACTGTTAGGAATCGACTTGTGGTATATCGCTACTTTTAGAGCCATCTTTTAATTCTCGAAGTTTTTGCTTGTTATCTTTGTTAATCCAATGCGTTAAGAGGCCGTTAAACCTAGTATTTTTCAGCGCATCTATGTTTTCACAGGGTGAATTACATAAATTTAAAAACGTGCGTGATTCAGCTACATGACCCAGTACCTGCGCATCATAGGGGCGAAATAGAGCCATTAATTCATCATCATCATTCCATATACGTTCGTACTGCCTAGCAACAATGTTTATTTTTCCAAATCGCTGATTAAAGATAACAATACCGGTTTCCCAACAATCTTCCTTATCACCAGAGTACATCATTGCTAACGGTTCGCTGAATTCAAAATCAAACATATCAGCAGTTAACACCCCCGTTTGTTCGACATCTGCATCAATCCAAATAATGCGTTCATCTACACCCCTGTTACGCACTGCCTCTAATTGTGCTGATGCTTTACCCCAAAATTTTCTTACCTTTGAGCGTTCCGCGCCCCGAGTTTTTAACTCTGGAACATGTAACAGTTCTTTATGGAAGGGAACATCGTAGATCCAATCTAAATCACCCCCGGATTGATCGACAAAGATTGTTACGTCTCCAGGTAACTGCCAAGTAGGGATACAATACTTGGCGGTAGAGTTCCAATAATTTTTTGAGATACTTGTTACAAAGTGTAGTTTCATGTTAATTCTTCTAATATATGTTTTGCGATTCCATTACGCAATTCTTCGGTGTGAAATTGCCCGTATGCAAGATGACAGGCCCATGCATATAATTTATCACGGTCTGGATAGTACGGTGTTTCTATCTTGGTTAAATCTTGCAGACTCACTGGACTTGATGCATTTGTTGGAGCCAATGTAAATGCCGGAATTCCATTTAAAATTGCTTCAGTTGATGCTACACTATTAAAAGTTACCAATGCAAACACATCATCTTGAAGAGCTACTGTTAAGGGGATATTTTGTTTTCTATCAATTCTGTCTGCAGGTCGCTGTCGAATAACAATAGGTCTATCAGTATGTTGTTTGATTGTGTTTACAGTTTGTTCTAACCATTGCTCTAAATCAATACCGTAAAATTTGCATGGCTTTTCGTCCGGTGCAGCAATTATAATCTTTCTTCCAGGTGGCTTCCATTTAGAAATAGTTTTGCCTAATCGTAACCATCTGTCATCAGGTCTAGTAATAATTTCACCGTGCTGTAGATTATTTTTAACAATACGATGCCAAAATTTATAACCATTAGGATTAGTAATTGACATCTCGTTTCCAAAATAACCAGTATCCATGTAGTAGAAATCTCGCCGATCTTCCCAACACTGCTGTATTATTTTCTTTTTTAGTATGCCTCTTAGTACAATGGGATTGTTACTAGACTCATAGACAAAGTCATCATAACTTGTAATAGTAGAACCACTACCTTCTGCAAAAATATCAACGTACTGTGATTTTTTGGTATTATTTAAAAAGATCCAATTCATAGACGTTGTTGACAATACTCAGTTAAAATTCGCTCGCGGTGCCATTCATCGGCAAAGCTACCTTGGTCAGCAAACTCGTGAAAACAAGGAGTACCTAAGGTATAGTGAACTAGATTCGCATTAGGATTGTGATCATATTCAACATCTAACCAATTCCATTCAGTTGGCAATTGGCCAATATCGGAATCATCTAACCATGTAAATCTATGTAACTGTGCTCCTGTTGCTTGTTCAACAAATGTCGGAGTAAGTACTCTATTCTTAGGATGACCGCAGTTCCACATAATAACGCTTGACCAATTCTTGCGTGGATAATCTTCATTTTTACTGCCAAGATATTTTTCATTCATCTTAGTTTTATAATCGTGTTTGACAACCATAACTGCTTTAGAGTCGTCTCGTAATTCCCAAAGTTTTACAATATCCTCACGTAAAATCATATCACCATCTATAAACAATGTCCATCCCATAAAGTCAGATAATACAGGTGTTAAAAATCTAGAATAGATAAACTGGTTACTTCCATCCATGTGTGTTTCTTTATAATCTTTAAAATTATTAAGAGCTAGTGGAGTAATACTAACTGGTCTGGTCGCATGTCTAATAATACTGTTAGAGCACACATGAAATGCAATGGCCTCTCGAGGATCGTATCCAATAAAAACTTTAATCATTTTCTTTCAATGTCCTCTTCGTCGCATTGTTCGCCGTATTGTATTTCAATAACCCGCAGCGGTTTATCTGTTGGGTTCTGTAATTGATGCCATTCGCCAACATTAATAGTTTCTTGTTTGTATACGTCAATTCTTTCACCGCCATATTCCCAATTTAATGCAGCTTGGCCTTCAGCAACAAACCAAAGTTCGGCTCGATGTTTATGTCTCTGCATACTTAGAGTTTTTCCAGGATCGACTGTTAATTCTTTGACTTTAACATTATCGCCTACCGTATGCAGTACTCTATAATATCCCCAAGGACGAATAGTCTTAGGTGCTTTCCACTCTTGTAAGATCCAACTGCTTGAATTCTTTTTGTCCTCTCCGCCGACGCCAAAGACAAATTCTACATGAAGCATTTCCTTAAGTACATCCATTTCTGGAATATTTGTCTTTGTTCGATCTCCACCATTGGCAAAGATAATATGAGATTGTGGATGAATCTTTCTAACTTTTCTAATAGCATCTTTAGCACTATTATCGCTGTCGTCAAAGTTAATAACTCTATCAACGTCTTGTAGAGCTGCAATTATAGTTGCTCGTTCTTCCCAGGGCATAAATTCTTGCCCTTTCTTTCGACGAAGCCATTCGTCAGAGTTAACGCCAACAATAAGCATATCACCGAGTTCTTTGGCTGCTTTAAAGTAAGCAATGTGACCTGAGTGTAGGGGATCGAATCCGCCTGTGATTAGTACAATACGTTTCATGCTGTTATTTATGTGGTCAGTTTTCTAGTAAATACTGATATGACGAAACAGTTTCAAATACTATCTAGAGAATTCGACGAACAGTTCATTAACGGATGGAAACGGTTTACTCATCAATTGATAGTAGTTGACGATATAGCACTAGCGAACCCAGAAATACCATTAGTAGTTCCGGCAAATCCATTGGGACTTATTGGAGAATGGATGGCTGCAAAACGTCCATATATTGCCATTAATCGACCTTATATAGGGTCGTGGTTAGAAACAAAAAGATTTGCTGCTAGAGTTGCAGTTAACTCATTTGCATGTACACGATTTGGTAATGCGTCTTACCAAAGATGGAATACAACTAGATTGGACATCCAACCATGGAAGGTAAAGGAGATTAAGAATGTATTGATTGCGCCTAGCAAAAAAAGTCAAGGCATCTTTACAACAGTTGATCCAGTGGTATGGTCTAATCAGCTCAAAGAGTTTTTTGAATCACAGGGTGCTAATGTAAAGGTTCGATTGAAGATAGGCAAGAAGGGTATACAACATTACGGTAACGGACTCTTTAAAGGAGTATTCGGTGACGACGGTGATTTTGAATGGGCCGATCTAGTCGTTAGTTACAGTTCTGCAATTACTGCTGAAGCATTTTGGTACGGAAAGAAAGTAATTAGTCTAGGACCGTGTCCAACTTGGGTAGCCTGTGAACACACACTAGATAATTGGAATGATCCCACAGAGCCAGTTAATCGACATGCATGGCACGAACATGTTGCATGGGTGCAATTTAATCACAACGAATGGTTTGATGGCAGTGCTCAAGAGATGACCCTGTATTACCAGGGCCATCCATGTGAGGTACCGCACGATGATTTATTTAAAGAGTGGCGTCTTCCAATCCAGCGACCCTTAACTTAATAATATTAGTTAAGTGCCATTGCTTCTGATCCAATGACTTAATAATGCCTAACCACTTATTACGTAGTAAGGCAACTTCATTAATAATTTTCTCAAAGTCTACAACATCTGCTTCGCCGTCTACAAACTTTTCACAGTCTCTAGACGACAATGCTCGCTGATAACTTTCGAGATATTTACGAAAGTGCTGACTCTTTAATCTACGAAGTTCTATGTTTAGATATTCAAGAACAGCTTCAATCTCTTGTAGTTGATTAAATCTATTCTCAACAATACCGGGCATTACTGAACTGTTTTTTTCTATGTTGCCATAGATTCTACATTCCAACTTTGCTTCTAAAAGTTCAGCCTCATAGTAAGCTACTGCATCAGGTATGTGGCTGATATCCTTAGAAACTTTGTCGTACCAATTCATTCTTCGTCTTCGTAGTATTCTTCGTCGTTGCTGTCAATGATGGTGTCACCGTCAATTGCATAACTGATAGCATCATCCAAGTATGGATCGATTCCCAATAGGCTTTCTATAACAGAATCTTTAATACCATAGTCAAGTAATGTGTTTACAAAATCACTGGCAACATCTTTTCTAGATTTCTCTGGAATATGCTCAATCATTAAGTTCCAGATGTCTGCAATTAAATCTTCTTTCATTCAGTAATCTCCGTTTCAACTTCTTCATTATTAGTTATCACAATTGGTGCTGATTCACCATTTTTAATAATGTCAGCCATCACTGTATCAAGACTTCCGGATTCGTTGCGTTCCCAGGCCTTGCGGAATTGTTTGATAATTTCGCCGTCGGCTGTGGTGTATACAAGACTATTTCCTTCTTTCTTGAGCAACCCTCTTGCTTCGAACAAGTCTGTCAAACCGCTATACGGGTTCATACCTGTCTCATAAGGAATTTCAACTTGCACACTTTCAAACGGTTTTGCATATCGTGTTTTCATAATTTTACAGGCTGCACGAATACCGTTTACAGTTGTAGTCTTATTACCGTCTGCATCAGTCTTCAACTTTAGTTTACGCATAGCAACTACTATCGATGATGCATAGATAAAGCCTTGGCCACCTGAAATTTTATCGTCTGGATCAAACATATCTTGACTTGCGTATGTGTGATTAGTACAGATCATTCCGACATTATAACTGCCAAACATGTTAACAGAATTACGAACAAGACTTGTAAGTGCTTTAGGCTTACGACCCATATCACCTTTCATTTCGCCTGCTTCGAATTGATTAACATCAGTCGGTGTTAACAACATACCTAAAGAGTCAATGACAAACAATACCTTAGGACGAGTAGTTTCATCCATTGTTTTGTATTCTTTCATAAACTCACTAATAGTACGAGCAACGTCATCGATCATAGCCATATTAAGTTTCAACAACTTATCTTCGGCTGTATCAACGCCTAATGCTTTGAGCCATGCTTCGTCAAGTGCGTTTTCGCTGTCAACTAAGACAACAAAAATTCCCTGAGCTTGTGCATTTTTAATAATATTTCCTGAACAAAAATAACTCTTACCTGCACCTGACTCGCCTGCAAATACAGTTACTTTGCCCAAAGGAATACCTTTATGGAAATCCGAACTAATCAAATAGTTAAGAGCATAACTGCCCGTGCCTACCCAATCAGTTGGATCGTTAAATCCAACACCAAGACCTTCGATACTCTTTGTTAGAGTCTTACGAAATTTTGAAATATCAAATGCTTTTGTCATATTAGGTGTCCACTTCCATTGCCAATGCTTCTTTAATTACTTCAAAAAGCTCTGCTTCAGTTGAACACATTACTTTAGCGGTCTTCCATTCACTTTCAGAATCACGTCCGCCGACTTCAATCATAAATCCGTTATCATAACGATTAACAGTAAATGATTCATTTACTTTTGCTAATTTAGCTAGTTTCTTTGCCATTATTATTCTCCTAGAATCAAAGAGAGTATGGGACTGGCCCATACTCTTTGTTTATTACAATTACTTTTGACGGTTACGAATCATGGCAAGAATGTCTTGCGCACGACTTGCGCCATCTGTCGAACCAGCTGATTCAACTGGTGCAGCCGCTGGTGCTGATGGTGTAACTGGTGCAGATGATGCTGCTGGTGCAGCCATTGCTTCCTCTTCGTCATGACGTGGTGCTGACGGCTTCAAAGGATCGCCGGTAGCTTGGCTCACGCCTGCTGGTCTGTAATATTGACTCCAACGTGCTGGATCGTATGCCTCACCATCAACGCTAGCTTCAAACATTTCTTTGATTACTTTGAGTTCAACTTCACCTGGCTTCTTAGGTAAGAAGCTTTTCAAATCAAACAAACCATGCTGTGCAATTGCTGCTTGTTCAGCTTCATTAAGAGCACGTTCGCGACGTGACCACTTAGAAGTTGAATAGTCAGCAAATCCGCCTTTGCTAGTTTTAGCAATACGGAAGTCAACACCTTTTAGTGCATCGGTTGGCAATTCGTCCAACTCTGGATCCATTAATGCTGAACGGATGATTTGATAAATTTGAGGTCCGATGATGAATCTACGGATTGGATTCTCTGGTGTTTTGTCTTCACCAATTGGATCATCTACTACAAAGCCTTGGAAAATGTAACTACGCTTTTTCCAATATTTACGACCCATGTCTTCCAACGACTTGTCCTTGAACCAACCGCGAACTTCGCTTAGGATTGGACAAACTTCGTTTGGACCATACATTTCTACACATGGTACTTGTACTTGAACTTTTCTAGAATCAGTCTCACCCTTGATGCCGTTGAATTCTAGTTTGATCATAGCACGTTCTACCCAGAAGAAAGTGTTATTAGTGTCGCCGTCAGCTAACAAGCGAATGGTCGCTTCTTTGCCTTCTTGCATGTTCCAGTGGGGGTAAATTGCGTTGTCGCCGCCGCCTTGTTGTGAGCCGCTAGGACCCTTGTTTTGTGCGTCTTGAAGTTTTGCACGAATTTCTGCTAATGATGCCATTTTAGATGCCTCCTATGTTATGCCTTAAAATGTATTTTATGCCTTATGCACATGTGTTATTATGCGCTTTTTATTTATCAGTGTCAAATAAAAACAACATATAATTGGCTTTTTTTTACCAAAACTATGTCAAGAAAAAAGCTACCGAAGTAGCTTTTTCTTTTTACATTAAAATGTTACATGCCTGACAATTGTTTAATTCTTGCAATTTCTGCAAGTCTTGGATCTGCCTGTGGACTTTGCTGTGGTGCTAGTCTTTCTGCTAGTTTTCTCGCCATTGCTTCTGCCTGTTCACCAAACTTCTTTCCGGTCATTGTAGCTACGCTTTCTGGACCTTTAGGGAAAGTGTTGGTCTTTTTATCATAAAAACTGTAGATAAATTCTGCTACTTCTTGTACGTTAACGCCTGCACGAGATTTACGATCACGTTCGGATTTTTCATCTTTGTCCTTAACGTCTTTCATAGTCAAAGGCGGCTGTCCTGCTTTTTTACGATCTATTGCCGGACGTTCGTAGTCTTGTTTGTTCTTAGGATCGATCGATTCGTATTGTTCATCGTCGAGTTTTTCATATACTAGATCAAATACTGAGCTGTCATCGGTAAGATCCTTACCTGTGTCAATATCAACAATTTTTGTAATTTCGTATTCGGTTTCTGGATGCTCTTCTGGCTCACCACCATGATATCCCCATGTTGCTGCACGATATTCGCCCGTTGTTTCGCTAGAATAATCTACTCCTACTTCAAGTTCTTCTGCTTGGAAGTCAGGATCTTCTTCGTCTTCGGGACCGTTTACGTCAAAGTGCGGATTTGAGATCCACATTGTTGTGTCATACTTACGTGCTTCTTTTGCTCGCCATGCTTTGTCAGCTTTACTCCACGCATCTGTAGCAGCACGATATTCTGCATATCCTGGGGAGCTCTTCCACTCATCCCAGTTATTGCCATCGTAGCCATAGTCGGTGTTTTTTGGAAATGCCGGCTTACCTTCGGCTGCTTCGTCAATGCCTTGCTCTATATCGTGAATATTAACCGTGGTTAAATCACCATTGCCGGCATCTACTGTTACTGTATTTCCTTCTACAGACACTACAGTTCCGTATTGAGTTTTCATGCCGGGTTTAATTTGTTGGTCGCCGGAGCCCTCTTGTTGTGTACTAGCATCTGCATTTGCTAAATCACCAAAATCAACTTCTGACAATACGTCTGGAGCATTCTGTTGCAACCATACTTGAATGAATGGACGAACATCTGTGTTTGATTCCTCTACGCCTGCTGCCTTAAATGCATCATATAATTCTTTATCTTCGATGATTCCCTCAAGACTTGTAATAGCATTCAGTCCGCTTTCACCAGCCGGAAATGATTGTAATGTTAATTCGTTTAATTTTTGAATTGCTAGTGTACGTTCTTGTGGATCTTGACTTTGAACAGCACTTGCTTCACCTAATGTCATTGCCCAACTTTCAAATTGTGCAAACGGATCAACTTGTGCAGATTCAATTTGTTCGTCTGCTTGTTCTTGCCCTGTCATGGCGACTATGTCGTCATAGCCTAATCTGGACTCTTCCTTCATAAGTCTGTATAGAATTGGAAATACGGACTTAATGTCCTCTTTGAAATTTTTGACAGTGAATTTTTCTGTGAAGTCTTCTACAACGTCTTCGGGAATCTCGAAACTATCCGGAGCCTGGAATGATTCTTTATATTGCTCGTAGTAAGCCTGTTTAGATAATTTTGCGATTTGCTCGCGTAATCCATTTAGTGCATCTGCACTGCGTTCGTAGATACTGTTTGTATCAGAGTTAAGTAAATCGTTTCTAACAACATAGTTGCCAAACCCTTTCAATTGAGCAATTTGCTCACTCATACCAACTATACTTTTGCCAAGGTCATCGTATGGAACTCCGCCATTTGCGACGTGACGTTGCATAGCACGAGCACCTGCTAGATGAATGAACGGATATTTAAAACGTTCACCGTGTTGGTTCTCAATAAATAAAGCACCAATATTTCTGCTTCGTGCTCCTGGCTGCTGATCATCTGTAAGCGCATTAACGTGCTTGATGATCAAGCGTGTGTCCATTAGCTTTTGATAGCTAACAGTCTTTGATCCATATAGACCGTTTCCATTCATAACTGATTCTCCGATATTCTGTGGCTTATTATACTGACTCAAAAAAGCAAAGTCTCTTTGATCAAGATTGTCTTTGGCAACATCTCTAGTATCAAAGGTAAGCAATCTGCGTTTTGCAAACTGGCGCAATTCTCTTAGAAAACCATACCATTTTTCTTTTTGTACGATATTCATTTGTTCAGTAATACCATTACTGAAATATACTTTCATCGATGTAGGTTCTGCTAGACTAATGCTAACATGCCCAAGAGCAATATCTTCATCGATATAATCAAAATCAAAAAACACAGCAGATTCCGGGTTAATAGTAACCGCACCTGCGCTTTCACCAAGTTTCAGTCCTGTGAAACGGCTTCTAATTTTGTAAAATAAGTCTGTAGCGATGCTTTTTTGTGAGTCCATAGTATATTTAGTTAATAGCCTGTGCTAATGAAGATTGGCATAGGCAACTGATCCTCGTTGAGTTTTTCCGTCATTTTATCGTAGATTTTAGGATCCCAATCTGCTAGCACGTTAGCCATTCTAACGCATAGTAAAGTAGAAGATACTAAATCGTCGTGTTCTCCAGATTTTGCACCATATCCTACACCGTGTGCAACAAAGGTTTTTAGTTCTGACATCAAGGGTTTTGACTTAATAGTCATTTTTTGTGTTTCGATTAGATTCTTTAATTGGCTACAAGCAGTGATTTTGGTCTTATGTGTTGTGTTAAATCCCTTGCGGAACTTACGTACATGACCCTTGCGTATCGGTTCGCTTAGGAACAATCCAGGAAAGTTTTCTTCACCAATATCACTGATTACCATTAATGCTGCTTCGCCGATTGTGTTATTTTCGACCGAATAATATATCTGCGGAACGCCGCCTAATTCCTCGCCGCGATCAGAAATGTATTTGCAAATTTCACGCATGTGTCTAACTTGCTTTTGAATAGGAGTTAAGTTATGATGCCATTCTGCAACTTGAACCATGCTTGGCATTTCGTAGACTTGAATAGCACCGTAGTCACCGCCTGTTCCTAGGCTAGGATCAAGTGCAATCAAATATGTTGCCTGCGGGTTAATATCTTTATACCAGCGTGTTTGTCCCATAGTCATTGTGGGCTCAACACCTTTCATTTCTGCAAGACGTACTGCGTTGATTAATGTTTCGTCAAAGATCAAAAATTCACAATCAAACTCTCTGCGGAAACGCTCTGCACCAATTTTACTACGTTCAACTGCTGCCCATGCTTCGTCACGATCTGGATGCTCGCTCCAATGTGCAAAGAAACTGTAAAATCCGTTTGAACCTAACTCTTGTTCGTTACCAAACTCATCAAACTTCTTGTTAGCTTCAGTCCAGATAAGAGCAAACTGATCCTCGTCACTGTTGGGTGTTGATGTAATAATACATTTACCACCCGTTGATAGGGTTGGTGATAACGCAGTCCAAAACTCTTTGGCTTTCTCTGGAGGTTGAACGAATGCGAACTCATCGCAGTAAATTAATGAAAGAGATTTACCACGACCTGTGTTTTCTGTTGTAGTAGTTGCTTGAATACGTGCGCCATTATCGTATTCGATTGTATTACGATTATAAGAATAAACACCTGCACGAATAAAGTCTGGCAAGTTCTCGTAGCCGAATCGATATCGATTCATAATATCCTGTGCGCCTTCGTATTTGTGGGCCGCTATCAGAACCTGCGCTTCTGGAACAAACATCGTGTACCATAATAGGTAACCAGTTGCACACGTAGTTTTACCCATCTGACGCGGTAACATACCAATCGACTGCTTATGAGTATGGTAGGAATTAATTAATCGCTCTTGGTATTCGTAGGGTACAAATGGAATCGATCCACGTACTGGGTGCTGAATCTTTAAAAAAGTTTTGCAGAAATACAACGGTCCTGTAACAGGATCCATACAAGCTTCGAGATGTCTTACTTCTTCAAGCGTATACCGTTGTGGTGCATGGGCCTTTTTGATTAAGACCCCGTCGAGACTTTTACTCATGGGGTCGTATCCTTATTACTGTGCTTTGTAGTTTTGTAGTCTTGAACGTAGATCATGTTTAATACTCGCTAACGGATCTTCGCTCTCTGGCATTGCCATTGGATTATCACCTTGCTTGTAGCTGTGCTTGACCATAGGTTTTTCTTTGTTCATGCCACCTGCTAGGTGTTTGATGATTCGTAAATGATCATCTGTATGCTCGTCTGGTGAATTTGCATACTCTTCGTTTTCATACGGTGAAGGATCTTTTACACGCAGGTCTTTAGGATTCTTAGGACCATTCATGCCGCCGCCGGCTTTGGTAGTAATGTCATCGATGTCTGCATACTTTTCGTCTGGCTTGTTAGCAAAACCTGTTTTCTCAGCATCATGGTCGTCCATGTCGTGATCACCGTCGCCGTCGATATCGCCCATTGCTGTAGAAACATCATCACGGTCGTCTGAACCAATTGCAATATCCGGAGTATCATCACCGTCGATGTCAATGTCTAAATCGTTGTCGCCTAGGTCACTAGGAGATAAATCATCGATGTCATCTGAACTTGCGCCCATTGGAGGTGTTAGTTGTAGTGTTGGTGTTTTTGACATTGAAGGATCTGATAACGATGGAGTAGGTGGCAAACCGCCTGCTGGCATCATA